AAACACCACGTGTAAGCATCATTGATAGTTGTTTTACCTTGACGATTACCACCGGTAATAGTAATGCTTTTTCCTTCTGCGTTTAACTCAAATTCCTTGATACCTTTAAAATCGCTAATCTTTAAACCTAATAACTTAATAATTCTCACACCTACACCTCTTTCGTTTTCTCAAATACTTCTTTTACTAACTTGTCAATATACTCATTCATCGGCATATCAGACAAATCTGCCAAATACTTCAGTCTTGCTCTCGTTTCCTTTTTTACCGAAGTATGCAAAACAACTTTTTTCATTGTTTCACCACCTTTCATATGTATTATACCAAACATAGGTATGTATGTAAAGTAATATAGCAAAAGTTTTTTAAAAAAAGAAAAAGACACCCGAAAGTGTCTATCTATATTGGTCTAATGTTTTGTTGAATTAAATAGAAAAACCGCCAAAATAAGTAAAGGGCGGTTTTTTCAAGAGTCTTGCACATATAAGAAATATTTTAGGTTAATTACATTGTATCACTTTTCTTTTTGTTTGAAAACAATTTTCCGATAATAAGGTTTAAAGCTCCTATAAGCGCCACTCCGATTTTTTCTCTCATGTCAGGAAATACAAACATGCATACTGATAAAACGCCTATTACAATAAAAATTACAATATTGTCGGTTAATCTTTCAATTACGTCAACAAAAGTAACTTTTTTATCTTCCATAATGTGTCCTTTCTAAAAATCAACAGCTATTTTCGCTTGTTTTGCCAAGTCTCCATATGTATCTACAAGGCAATCGTATATTTTGTCGTTCTTAACAGCTGTTTTTAAGTTGGTCCTACCTGCTGGTTTTGGAGCTAAAAAAGAAGCAATTTCATTCGCTGAAGTAAACCCTTGACTTTGCAGCGTATTCATAACAGCAACACCATTTTCTAGCGTAGCATCATACCAACGTTCTTCCTGAAGATTAACCGTTGTGTTTGTTTGAACGACCATCACCAGGATTACAAACAACAAAAGGAGTGTTACAAATTCCTTAAAGTTTAGTTTAAACGCTTTTTTAACTTTTTCTGCAATGTCTAATATCATAGTTTACCTTCCTTTTTTAATTGTTTGTGTTGAACAGCCATTGTCTCAGCTCTTGTAATAGGTTCGCTAAATCTTCGTTCATACCATTCGTAACCAGCTTGATTAAGTTCTACAAATATTGGTTCGGACCATGTTTTGTATTTAATCTTTTGTTGCGGAACTCCAATAATGTTAATCAGCTCGCAAGGGTCCAACTTTTTGCCGTTTCTATCTTCAATTTCAAAATGAAGATGTTTGCCGTTAACATCAGGCGGGTCTACGCTTCCTGACCAACCCTGTACGCCTATTTGTTGCCCTACTTTTACATTATCACCAATAGATACTAAAACATCATTAAGGTGGTAATATCGGCTTTTTCCTTGATAGTTACCAACATGGTCATAATGTTTTAAAACAACAACTTTTCCAGCTGTCTTTGAATATTCATCCTGCCATTGTCCGCAAAACTCTACTACACCACTATAACAAGCTGTCACAACGTCATTTTGGATAACAACGTCAATTCCGTTGTGGAACTTCCGTTTTTTAGTTACAGGGTGAATACGCTCGCCAAACGGACTAGTAAAAATAACATCATCGCCAATCCATGGTTGTATAATTGCAATATTTTTAATAAATATCACCTCCTTGTAAAATTATAACATTTATCTAAGAATTGACAAAACTTGACCGTCTTGGTCCTGTGACTTAGCGTCGATAGTTACAACTAATTCAGAAGCTTCTTGAAGTCTTGAAATGTCTGTTGTTGCAAATATGCTTTCCGAAGCACCACCTCCACTTGTTTCGGAACCTACCGTTATTAAAGTTTTTTCTAGTAAATTATACCTATCAGCGCTTCTCCACTCATCTGATAGCATAGCGCTAGAAATTCTTAAATCGGAAATAGATCCTCTAAAAAAATTATCTAAAGGCGGAGAATTTAAAGCACCTATGTCTATTGATGTAGGTTTTGCGCCTGAATAAGTTTCCGTATAAGGTAACGTAGTCGTTAAGTTATTGACGTCCATTTTCGCTGTATCTGTTCCTTGACTAATAACTGATTGAGTTAAGTTAAATTGATTAATAGGTATTGTTTGGTTAAAAGAAACGTGACCACCACCAGGAGGGAAAGTGTCATAAAATAAATAGTTGTTAAATCCTGTAGCGTTTAATATGGCCAAGTTTGCTTGTAAAGTATCAGAGGAACCCCTGTAAGTAATTATTGATTGATTTCCAGACATAGAATCTTGGTTTATAATAGCTTGTATGGTTGTATCGTGAACGCCTCCTGTATTATCGGTTAAAGTTGCATCGTTTAACGTGATTCTTGATGAACCATTAAAATGCCTAGCTTTTCCGCTTAATCCGTCAACTATTGTAGTTCCGACATTTGTTCCGTTGTTACCTTTTCCTGTACTATCTATCAGAGACTCCCCTAAGTGGAGAACAGCTTCATAATTGCTATTCCAAGTTTGATTTGCGTTACTTTGATCCTCACTAGAGTCATCCCCGTAAACCATACTAAAAACAGTGTCTAGCGAAGAAGAAACAGAAGGAATATTTACATCGAATACAGCCTTTTGATTTGTTTTGTCAAAAAAAGTTTTTTCAAAAAATAACAAATTATCTAAACCATCTAAAAATCTAATGTCATTTCCGTCGTTTCTAACTGAAGAAAAATCAAAGTTTGAAGAATTAAGCTCTACTCTTACTGGATAATTTGTTAAAACAGATCCTATTTTTGACGAATCTATAGTTATAGGCCTTTCTTTTACGGAAGATGTAGAAATTAAAATGGCTACATTTTTAGAAGAAATACCCTCTCCGTAAGTAACGGTTTTTTCAACAGCTCCGTTTATAGATTTACCTGTTCCTGAAAGAAGTCCTTTTGTCATTCCTCTTGCCATTTAATCACCTCATTAAAATATCAACTTGTTTGTAGTCTCCGTCAACTCCGTCTTGCGTTGCGACTCCTAATATATTTGACTCCGTAGGACTGACAACTTGAACTAATCCATTCGCAACAACCTTAGTTGTGTTCATTTCTATCGGTATTGACTTAACACCCGACGCGGTAGCCATAACAATAAAGTTTTCAGAAAATGTTGCCATAAACGCTTCTGAGTTTCCCGTTGTGTCAATTAACAATTCGTCAATAACGTTTATTTGATTTCCGTAAATTTTAACGCATTTAATGAATTGTTGAAATCTAGTTACCAAATTTGCATTGTATAAGTAAACTATCATGTTATCTTTATTGATTCTTGACAATGACTTAAAGTTTTGATTAGGCTCATTGTTTCCGCTGGAAACTATTTCTAACCTTTGATCTAAAGTTAGACTAGAAATAGAATCCCCTTCTTGCAGCGAATACATAGCTAAAAAACTTCCTATCTTTTCGGATAAAAACATCTTTTTGTTAAACACATCAATTTGCAAGTCTCCCACATTGTCGTTTGAAGATAGGTTTAAAATTTCTTGTCCGTCATAAGTTGTATCTGTAAAATTAAGCCTAGCTATTTTGTACGTACTTAATACAAAATCATTGAATAAGACATAACAAACGCTTCTAGTTCTGGACCAAGCCACACCGACAACGGCATTAATATTAGAAACTGAGTTTCCGTAAGTTAATTCCGAATAACTATCAACGTTTCTTTTAAACGCGCTCATTGCTATCGTTCCTGATTGACTATACCCGTGCAATAAAAAATTGCAATCAATAGAAAATTCTAACCTTAGTGAAAAACTACCGATAGGAACCGTTAAAACTTCTGTTTGTATTTCGAATTGATTCAAAGCACCGTTGTAAATAGCGAATCTAATTTCCGACACTCTTTGCATTGCCACTCTTAGAGCTCCGTTTTCGTCATACTGCATAGCGATTTGGTTTACGTTATCAGGAAAAACACCCGCTTTATTAACACTTGTAAAAGTTCCATCTAAGTTGTTTCTAAAAAACTCGATAACTCCGCCTGTTCCTGAGTTAGTAGCCAAAAAAGTTTCGGTAGGATCAAACACACATCGATCAAAACTTGTATTTAGTCCTGGAGGTTGCGAAGTTGTTAAAAGTCCATAATTTAACTTTGCATGAAACAAATCTCCTTCGGATAAAGTTTGCTTGTAGTTAACTTTCCTTGTGTAAGTAGGGTTATATTGGTCAACTCCTCCACCGCCTATATTATTAATTCCTCTTGCCATTATTGGCCCCCTATAAAAATATCAACCGTATAATCATTTGCAGGTTGTTGAGTCGAATAAATTCTGATAGATCCTGCAAATGTATCATTTTGTTGAATAATTCCGTCAGCTGTAGCACTTGCTCCGTCAGCTTTATCAAAGTTAACTGACCCAAAAGCATCAGCTGTTATTCTTGCGTCGGAATAATCAAAGGTCCAAAAACCAACAGAACTAACATTATCAACCCAACCTGAAGCAGGAATGGAGACGTTTCTAATAGTAAAAGATAAATCGCCTTGTATTTCCGTAATTTGTCCATTAATTGTAGTTATGCTTGCTGTGTTCCCGTCAGCAATGTTATGAGCGTCAACAATTCCTTGTTCTATTTCATTCAACCAACCAACATTAATACTCGTTCCTGGTTCTGTAATTTCCGTGGGTTCGTTAACTAATTCGACGTGAGTTGCCGTTTCGTTTTGCTTTAAAAATCGATTTAAAGCAGTCCCTAATCTACTAATCCATACATGAGGAGTATAAGCCATTAAATCACCGTCCTATCCATTCGAACTACATTCATTGTAATGTTTGAGGTTTTTGTAACATCGACATTGATTCGACTAATCATTAAACCTGAATTAGCTTGATCGTTAGCACCTCTGCAAAATACACCAATTTCTCTTATCCTAAAGTTCGCAACAGGCGGAGGAAAAACAGTGATTGCTTGTGTTTCTCCGTTTACCGTTACAACGCTTGTAACTGCCCTTCTAAACAATTCGTTTTCTAACTGAGTATCATTTATTGTAGCTAGAGTTAAACCGTCGCCAAGAGCGATATAACGTATTCTTAAATCATCAATATCGTAACCTTTTGCAACTGCTGATCCATCAAGCATTGATTGTCTGTATTCTCTGTTAGCTACCGTTAATTGGTTTTTGATCCAATCGGTATCGCCAATAAATTGACCGTCTTGAAAAAATTCAAATTTAAAATAACCCTCGCATTTCATTCCTTCTTTATACAGGGTAAGCACCTCCTAAAGTTCCTGATGTCATAGGATCATACAAGTTAGCATCTGTTGAAGATGCAACAGGGTAAATCGCGTTGTTAAACGCAAATTGCGTTGCTTCTGTAAACTCAATAACTTCTTCGCTGTTAATGTTTTGAATAATTATTTCATCCTGCCTTATAGAGAGATTTCTAACGCCTGTAGTTAATGTTTTGATGTCTTGGCCATAGCTTCTTAAAAGGTTTCTGTCTTTTAGTTTTACTATAGCTTGTAAGTTTTCTATTGCATTATCAATAATTAATGGTTGAATCTCTCTTTCCGTAATTACAAACTCGCCAACGATTCCAATTTCAGGAATGTTAAAATTAAATATTGTAGATACACTAAAGTTATCTAAATTATACCCTAATCTTCGCAATTTTGTATTTGTTACTTTTACTTTTATTTCGCCACGTTCTGAGTCAAAGTTTTCTAACAAGCTATTAGCAAATAAATTAGCATCATTAATCGATTCTAATGCTGGGTTATCTGTCACGTTTTCGATAAGCCCACTAAATCCAGTTTTTGATGAAATTCTATCAATAGCTTGCGAATTTGTAGCTCGCACCCTTGTTGCAAACTCTCCAAAATAAATAATATCTACATTGTCATTAGCTGATAAAAAATTACTTTCCGATTTGTAATTAATCGTGTTGCTTCTGTTAGAAAACAAAAAGTAAACTTCGTCATTTGCGTTATCAATACCGTTAATTCCTATTCTCGAAGGGTCCAATGCAACGTTGTTAACGTTTATATTAGGCTCTTGAATCAAAGGAAACACTGTATTGAAACTATTGTTGTTTCCATCATAAACAAATCGCTCCGTTTGTTGAGTTGTAACCTGAGTTCCGCCCGTTATTATCTGAACGGTCCTTACGTCCAAATCGGTTGTTTTATGACTGAAGTTAGCAAAAGGAGAAAATTCTGTTGTTATTTTCCTATCAAATATACTAAAAGTTTCTTTTTTTATGAATTTAAACACCTTGTCGTTTCCGACGTTCCATATTGCGCCTGATACGTTCGCCAATTCGGTCAAAACATCGTTTAATGGCAAATCAGGTACAACATACCTTTCAAGCGTAATGTTGCTAAAATCATCGATTTGACCTAATGTTATCCCCTCCGTAGAGATAAACTGATTAAATATATCAGTAACAACTTGTGTAATATTTTTGCCTTCTTCGGCATAATTAACCAATCTTTTAGAAAGTATATTGTTAATGTTTCTGCAATCGAGTGTGTAGATCTTGATGTCGTTTATTGAATTGTAAACTGGAGATTTAGGAGAGCCACAAACACCGACAAAGATTTTATTGTCAGGATCCGCATCATCAAATATTTCTACAACGTCGTAAGCTTTTGGTATCTCCTGATTATCAACTTTTACTTGTATAGTTGTTTTTGTGTTGTTCCCGATATGCTCGGTTATTTTTAACTTTGTAGTAAGTCTATATTCTACACCGTTAATTTCGCATCTAATCATAGTACCTCCTTGAAGAAGAAGCTAAAAATAGCTTCTTTCTTCATCCTCATATTCAATAACTGATCTAGCAATAGTTGAACCATCAAGTTGAAGTATTGCATCAAGTTTAATTGGCTGCATCTGTTTTTGGTTTACGCCAATATCAGTAATCATTGACTTTAAAACATTTACAGGGGCAACAACTTCAGGATTAATTGCAGCGTCAGGGTTGTCTCCAACCATTGCTAAGGTTTCTCCAAAAGCGACGCCACCTTTTGCTAATTTAGGTATCTCGGGAATGTTGAATCCTGCGCCACCAAATCCAGGTACCCATTCAGGTATTTTAATGAGGTTTAACGCTTTGATAAACATGTTGATACCTTCGATTACTGCATTAAATGGTAGTTTAAAAAACTCAACTAAACCATTCCAAATACCTTGGAATATGCTTAACGCACCAGTCCATACGCTTTCCCAAACGTTAATAAATGTTCCTGTTAAGAAATCTATTAAACCGGTTACGCTGTCAACAATCCAATTCATAGAGTTTGAAAACCCTTGCGCTATTGCGTTACCAAGTCTATTCATATCTCTTGAAATCGTTTCCCAATTGCTAGCCAACAATACACCTATCGCAATAACTGCACCAATGGCTATAATTGCAAGTCCGATAGGTCCTAAAAGAAATTGAAACGCTGCGCCCAATGCTGTTGTTGCAGCTGTAGCCGTTCCACTTGTAACTGCCCATATAGCAGCTTGAACACTTGCTACAGCTTGTTGGATATGATAAGCAGTTACTAAAGCTACTATGGTTCCTAAAACAACTACCATAATTTGACCAACGGTGTCAAAGTCTAAAATATGATTAACCATATCGAGCAACCCGTTAACTACCGGTTCTAAAATATCAAAAAACTTAATAGCTATATTTGTAAGTTTATTAAGGGTTTTGTTTAACTTGCTCTGAACAGTTTCGTCAACTTTTTGAAAAGCGTCGTCAACCACACCTGCAACGTCCCCCATAGCCTGTAAGTTATCGCTATAAGTCTTTGAATTTTCGCCACTTAATAATAACGCAGCATTGCCAGCTTCAACAGATCCAAACATATCTTTAAGAGAAATACCGTTTTTGTCAGCAGTTCTAGACATGTCGTTTAATATCTGATCTACCGACACACCTTTTCTAGTTAAAACCTCAAATGATTCGCCAGCAAATTCGGTATTTTGATATGTTTCGGCTAAAGCTTTGCTTGCCTTTGTGCCTTCTTTTGAAATTTCCGATAACAATGATCGTAATTGAGTTGCAGCCTGAGAAGTCGGAACACCTTTTGCGGTAATACTTGCCATTGCTGCGCCAACTTGTTCAAAGCTAAATCCTAAGCTTGCAGCAATAGGGTTAATATTACCCATTACTTTTGAGAGTTCATCAAGTGTTGTTTTACCTTTGTTCTGAGTCTGAATAAGTATGCCTTGAACTCTATCTGTTTCTTCTAGCTTCAATCCATATGCATTAAGAACGCTTGTTGTTGCATCGATTGCACTTGTAACGTCCGTAAATCCAGCCTTGGCAAGTTTTGCGCTTTTTTCCATAAACAACATTGCTTCAGCTGCATCTTCTGTTATAGGAACACCAGCGGACAACGCTTGATACAACCCATCACTTAAAGATTTTGCCGTCACTCCCGTAGCGTCAGAAACATCAAGCATTTTTTCTTTTAAGTTGTCCATGTCAACTTCTGTGTCTCCAAACAGCGTTGAAGCATTTGCTAATGACTGTTCTAAATCACTACCAAATTTTATAGATGCTACACTCATGGCCACAAAGCCAGCAGCAGCTATTTTTGCTGATTTTTTAAATATTTCGTTTGATTTCTTACCAAACTTCTCTAAATCCTTTTCGGATTTTTCAAGAGCATCATCCAACGGTTTTTGATCGCCGTCAATATCAATAATAACGCTGCCGTCAGCGGGTCCCATTGTTGGCATTTAATCACCTCGTTTCTGAGAAAGCTATTAATGAGTTCGCTAATTTTCTTAGTTCATCCTGTTCGTTTTGTTCTTCATCCTCTATTTCTAATCGATATATTAATTTTAACTTTTGCAAATTAACTATTTCTCCTTGGTTGTGCTTATTTGGTACAGGCAAAGGTTTTGTTCTGATATCAATTATTTTTTTGATTATCGTTTTTTCTGACAACCCGCCAAACAAAGCTATAAATTTTTCAAAATGCAACTTGTCTTGAAATTCTATAAGATCAATGCCGTAGTCTTTATAAAAGCTAGAAAAAATATAATTAGCATCTTGAACAAAGCAAAATGACGGTTTTTTATCGCTTGATGATTTCTTTTGCTGTATCTCTTTAAAAATAGCGTCTATAACCCTCGATTTCGTCTCCAAATCAACGTTTTTATAGTTCTTGACCAATATGTCATATGCAATATTAATCTTTTCTAAATCATCAAAATCATCATCTTTAAATAATTCGTAAACCGACAATATTTTGTTGAAGGAAAAATCAACGCTGAAAGTTTTGCTGTTATATTCGATTGAATCAATCATTTTTTCATGAAGAAGCATATTATTTACCCATGTACTTTTTAGCTTTTTTAAGTTTATTCTTTGTAAACTTTTCGATTTCTGGTTGAATTTCATCTTCAACAAAATCCATTAAAAATTCTGCAAAATCAATTTTTTCATCCTGAGTAAAGTCGTTTGCTACTTCTGCTGCTTTTTCTTCTCCTAGAATAAGTATTAGGATCTCAATACATTGTTCGCCCATTTCTTGATACAACTTTTGCGGATCGTCCTTTAATGATTTCAGTTTGCTCGTTAATCTAATTAGTTGATTATGAGACTGGATAAATCTTGATGATACGTTAGAAGGTTTCCACGAATATTCAACAATAGTACCGTCTGATAATTCGATAGAATTTTTAATAGTCTTGTTCTTTTTTACCTTGTAAGCCATTTAATTACCTCTTTCTAAAAAAATATAAGGGTGGTAAAAGCCACCCTTATTCAATTACTATGCGCTTGTAACTACTGCAATACCAAACTTTTTAGCTAACCCAGTAGCAGTTGTTTCAGCAATTAAAATTTGCTGTCCTGTAGTTGCTGTGATTTCATCAGTTCCATTCCATGTAGTCAATGCTGATAAATCTTGATCGATTACAGGTTGTGATACATTAGCAGCGACTTGATACTTGTAAATATTTCCGCCTTCGATGGTTGGATTCACTTTAATTTCTGTGTCACCACTTAAAGAACCCGGCGTTGATGTAACAGCTAAATACTCGATTGTATCGCCGTTTGTGATTGTTGGTCGATCGTTGTAATGTAAAACTACACTAAAGTTAGAAACATCTGTAGAAGCTCCGTCAACGTCCATGATAGTAGCGATAGTAACAGGAACAACAATGGTTGTAACATTACCGTTGTCTTGTGGTACAAGCATTCTCATGTTTGTTTTTCTATCTTCTCCAACTGAATACTTCTTTGAGAGAATGTAGTTTTGCGCCTGATCTTCTAAATCTCTTTTCAATGTCAATGTTGTAACTGGTGCTTGTCCTGTTACTTCTGATTCAGAGTAACCGCTTTTGTCGAAAAATTGAAATTGTTGAACAACTTCATTGAGAGCTTCAGAAACATTTTCCAACCCTTTAACCACTAACCATGTAGGTGTTAAGTTAGGTGTCGAATCAATTTCTAAAGTGATTTGATGTTGAATACGTTTTTTTCCCATTCAATTACCTCCTAGTAATTTAGCAAGCATATTAGCGAGCAACTATAAATTTTCATTCCGTCACTTTGTTGCGTTACAGGAGACGGAGTATTTCCTGTTGTTGCAGTTATCCACTGTATACCCGATTCTTCAGGTGGTTGTGGGTAATCTGTCATTTTAGTAAATTCCCTAATGATTTTTTCAAGATCCAATGAAGCATCTGCGTCATATTTCCTTTTAGATAAGAAAAGCACGCCAATAGGTGTTATTTCCTCTCTATCGAAAAATTCAGAACTCGGAGAGCTTGGCATTGGTCGCATGCTTACGCTTTCTACATTGTCTTTAAGGGGCGAAAAATTAACGTTAGGTAATTCAGGATTATTGTTTATTAATTCCTGAAGAAACTTATAAAAATCATTCATCGTTTAAACCCCTTTCTAATTAATTTATCAAACATAGTTACCCATGTCTTAATTTTAACACTTTTTGCGTATAAAAACCACATCGGCCTAGCATTAGGGTTTACATCCTTGCTGGTTGTTTCTAAATAATATTGCTTTTTAGCGTAAGGAGTAGACCATATAAGTCTACCATTCTTAAAATCTGAGTTAAGCAAACTAGAAGCAATAAGTAAACCCGAATCATGTTTAGCGTAATAATTTGAGTCTTTTAATATTTGTTGACTCAGGATTGATATTGCTTCAGCGTTTGACTTTTTCATTTTCTGCTTTAATCTTCCTGTGTCAAAATTAACTTTAAAACCCATTACACTAAACCTATCTCGTAATGATGCAACCTTTTACCATCATACAAAGATGATATCTCAACAATAGTATGTTCTTTTCCGTTAAAAACGATAATTTGATCTTTTTCAAATGTTTGATCTTTAGGCAAACTATTTTTAATATCAAAGAACATAATCGATGTGAGCTCTTGTTCATTGTTGTTTGCGGACTTAACAACCTTGTCGCTAGGGTCAATTCTTACCCTTTTTAAAAAAGTCTCGAGTATGGAGGGCGTTTCGAAATCATTGGTTTTTGTCTCTACTTTTAGAGTTGCATCATGAATCAATAGATTTTTACGGATTCCTTTCATTTAGCACCTCCAAGCTATAACAACCTATAGATGAATTCAACAGTCCTGTATGAAGCAACTTTATGTTGATTAACGGGCTGATCGGTACTCCATCCACAGAAAGCATTTTTGAGCCTTTAAAGTTACCTTGCCCGCTTATTGTTTCCGAGTATTTACCAATAGATACGGAACCAGCATTTAAATCGCTTTGTCCATACAGTGCATCGATACCGCCATTTTCAAACAAGGTCTTAACTTGATATATTGTTGATTCTTTTATTTTTGTTTGCAACGTTTCTGTAAATTCGGAGATACCAAACCCGTCGATTTTTCCGTAAGTACAACGATTAACAATGTTACTGGAAATGTCCGACAATACATCGAAATCGCTTTGTGCAATATCATCACCAGGAAATAAAGTTTGGTATTCTACTAATGTAATATAAGACATAGATCACCTCTTAACTTTCAGGGAAAATAAATTCTCTTTCAACAGATATTCCAACAAATGTGTTGTCTGTAGGACCTCGACTAGATGAAACGATATTTATTTCTTCGCCAACTTCCAAAATTAAGTGAGTTCTTCCAGACGGGGATAATTGAGCGTTTACAGAATGATATAGCGCTAACAATACTTTTCCTGTAGACGTTGTAATTCTTGTTATGCCGTTGTTTCCGTCTCCTGATATTAACATTCCTTTTACAATTAATCTTTCATTCGCTGCTGGTTGTATAAATCCATTTAGTGTATTGTCTCCAACAAATTCAACAGATTTTCCATCCTCATTACTTAACACAATTTGACCCATATTAACCTCTTTTCTTATAAAATCTTAGCAATAGTAGCTTCAATAACTTCATCGTCAAAAAGTTTTTCTAACTCTGATTTGATTTCTTTTGCCGTCATTTCTGCAAAATCAAAATCTAAAGCTTCTGCAAGAATCCTAATTTCGTTTGCTTTTAACTCGTAAAGTTTTTTAGGTTCCGACTTAGTTTTTTGTTCTTCAATAACTTCATACCCTTGTGATTTGAATTTTCTATTGTAATCAGCTTCGGAACAAACTCTATTTATTCCCATTCTTTGAATTAACATAAAACCTCCAATAATAAATAAAAGAGCGAATAATAATACTCGCTCTTTAGTTTTCAATTATGCTTTTGTGTGAGTGTAAATACCATCGACTTTGTTTTCAAGAACCCAAAGATCATGATATAAACGCATTTGAAACTTGTAAGCATCTGCGTTTTCGGTAACAGGAGTTCCGCCTTCTCCATCAGGCGTAAATACTCTAACCTTTGAAAGTTTAACAGCTGGAACTACAGCTGACGGATGAACAATCATAAAGTTTAGGTCTTTTCCTGTAACGGCAGTTTTAATATAACCGCCGTTTTCTTGACCGCCTGTTGTTCCGTCATAAAGCGTAATCTCGGAGTAAAAACGAGTTCTTGGAACCTTTACAACTTTCATGTTGTTGTAAAACTCAAACTTAGTATTAATGTCATTACCTGGCATTAATTGTCTGCTAAAGTTATCAGATTGTTGAATCAATCCATAAACCTCATTTGAAACATAAAGGATTCTTCCTTCTTCAGGAACGTTTGCATCATCCATAACGGTTTCTGCATCAATAATAGCCTTATCAACAGTCGAGGATGTTAAGTCTGCTGCAACTGTATTAGCTCCACCAGCTGCCATCTTTGCAAATCGGTAAGCGTCCGTTTCAGGAACAACCTTAGTTCTCATAAAATCGCCACCTAATGCACCAAATGCTACACCAGCAGTTTCTAAATTGTCAGCATTGTCAACTTGAATAGATCGACCTCGGTCTTGTGTAAATGTGTGGGTTTCCCATACCAAGGAAGAAGTACCAGCCACAAAGCCTGTTGCTCTGTCATAGTCAGCTAACGCTTGTGAATCAATCTTAGGGATTTTTACTTCGTTCGCGCTCTGTGCTTCTAAAACTAAACTCATGTTCATGTTTAAATCAGTGGTTTTTAAACCTTGTTTCCAAACTTCATCCAGCAAAGGAATATACTTAGTAATTAATTCAATAGCCATATTTTGCCTTTCTACTTACTAACCGGTGGCAATCCAACTGTCGCTCTATCTTTGTTGATTTGTTCTAAATCAACTTGCGAAGCCGAGTTTTTTCTATTGCCTGTAGTAAGATTTTTGTTGTTTCCGACATTGTCGGTGTTGTCAATAAACCATTTAGCATTCTTTTCATCAGCTTTAAAATCATTGAATGCTTCTTCAAACGTCTTATTTTCATCAACTGATTTGGACAGTTTTTCGGTCAACACGTCCGCCACATCAGGGTCCATGTTGTTTTTAATTGCAAAATTGACGTTTTTAATCAAAGAGTTTTTAGCTTTTAGCTCGGCATTTTCTTTTTCTAAAGCACTTAACGTTTCAAGTTTCTCGTCTTGCTTTTGCTTATCTGTTTTTGATGACTCGTAAGCTTCTGACATTGCCTTAAATTCATCAGAATTCTTGTAATCTTTCAAAGCTTTATCAGCTGCTTTACTTTTCCCACCACCAATTAACTTGTCGAGTTCAGCCTGAGTCATCGTTACTTCTTTTTGAGAAGGATCATCTTTCGAAGGGTCGTTCTTTGGATCTGCTGTTTCAACAGGGTCCGATGGGTCTTTCTCAGAAAATAACTGTAAGTTAGGTGTTACTTTAAACATGTGCTTTTTCATAAAAAATCCTCGCTTTCTACATTCCGTTTATAGTCCGTATGACGTTACCAGTTATAGTCCGTATGACTTGTTATGTATATTTTACACAAAAAAGAAAAAAACCACAAGTTTTCATTGTGGTTTCAAGAAAGAAGTATAGGGGGCATCAAAAGTTTTAGGAGTAAGTACCATGAAAATTTTATCAGTAGCAAGATAAAGAATCAATAACTTTGTTGTTATTATACCATTAATTTTTTTATCTTACAACTGCATTTGCTTTATTGCTTAAACTGACATCAAAACCATGCACAAATAACCTTGTTTGCTGAGTTCTTCCTGTCTCTTTCATGAAGTTTTCTAGTTCAACTCTGCTTTTTTTAAGCTTTATTGATTCGTTTTTAAAACCAACTTGATCATTTGTGTAATCAGACAAAACAACACGCCTTTTGTTCTTTACAACATTGCGTTCTAGCCTTCTTTGGGTTTGTGACTCTTTATAGATAACGTCATTTTCTTCAGCATTGTAATGCTTAAACGTCCTTTCTGATATTCCGGGAACAAACGGATAAAAGAAATGTCTACAATTTGCACCTTGAAGTCCAGCAACGTCGCCATAATTGGTAGCTTCGGTTAAATTTCTGTATTTAGAATTGCTACCAACAAGCATATACACATAACCTTGCCATCGTGCATGGTCGGGTCTTGCTCCAACATGGCTAGAAACCTCAACATGATTGTTTCCGTATTCTCCCATGCGCTCAATTTGCATATCTCCTGTGGTTTTTACCGTTGGCGACACTATCTCTCGTCTAACGGCTGATTCCATAGAATATCGAATAGTTTTACCGCTATCACTTACATAAGTTTGACCAGTTATGCCATAATCAGATAATTGTCTAGTAGCTAATCTAATAGCGCTATTGTAATCTCTGACACCGGTTGAAACTTCGACTTGCACTTTTGAAAGAGTTCTTAAAAATTCTTTGCTAGATGATTCTATTGCTGACGTTCTAATTAAGTTATAAGCATCATCAGCGTTCTTAATTGACGTTTTAAGAATGTTTAAAACCGCGTTTGACTCAGTGTAAGGCGTTGGGTTTGCGCTTAACAATCCTTGCCGAACGGCTTTTAAATACGTTTTCTCGTCATGATCCATGGTTTCAAATCCGATCAATTCGTACATTTCAGCAATGTCTTTTTTGACTTTTTTTTCATATTTCTTTATTACCTTTAACTGATCTGAGTTTAATTTTTTATTTTTCAAAACCATTTCATCATACCACTTAGAAATGTTTGACTCGTTCACATCAATACTGGCATTGAGAAGTTTTGATATATTAATAAGCATGTCCATTTCAATAATGTTAAAATCATCAAATACAACGCTCTGTATACTGTTTAATCTGTTGGTATTAATCATTCATCATCAACCACTTCCATAGTTTGTTCCTGTAGCGTCAGCTTTCTAATATTTATTCTTTTTACTTTTTCAATCGCTTGTTCTTCTGATAACTTGTAAACTCTCATGAAGTATTCTACATGATCGATAATGTTTGAATTTACTTCTAGCAAAGCCGATCTTCTTACGCTTTCTGTATCTTCAAAAATTGAATCGTCAAAATTTATAGTTATCCCTTGTTTTTCATCAAACCCACCAATAAAAAGTAAATTTTTTGTCATTTCGATAAGAACTTGTTCAACGTTTAATTGGTCGCCTTTTACAGTTCTAAATAAAGGGTTTTTGTCGCTGATAACTTCGGTGGCTGTTTTCAACTGACCACCTTCGAATTTGTAATATCCGTTACCAAACCCGCACATAAAACCTAATATGCTTAACTGAGTATTTAAGGCTTTTTCGCATTGGTCTATTCTCATTTCCATGTTTATCTCTTTGATAAAGGTTTCTGAATCGCTTCCTAAATCCATTGATTGATAAACTAAATCGTTAGGATCGAATAAAACTTCCAACGCTCCGTTTGTTGCTTTTCTAGCCATCGTCATTTTGTCATTGACTACAATTCTTTTTTTAGAGAGACTAACTTCATTGTCCATATTGTCAAAAGCGTTATCAACAGCTTCTAACGAACTTATAGAATTTGCAAAAATAGAAATTCCGTAACCTGGCTCGTAAGATACATCCTCATACATATTATTGGCAATGGTCGGCTTGAATATTTGAAAAGGAATCAACCCATCAGGAATCATCACAACATCAGAAACATTTTCGTTGTAAACTTCAGATAATTTCTTACCTTTTTTGTCAAAGGTCAAATCTCTGTTATCGACAATATACCCGACATGTTCAGGGTCTATTCCTAATTCGATTCTAGCTTCCGCTATTTCAGGCGTACTCGCTGCATCGTCGATTAGTATAAAAGCTGAGACGTGATAAATAATGCTATCGTTTTTTTGTTCCGACGAATACAAAACACAATCGGTGATTTGACCATTTATAACTCTTAGCGGAATTATAGAATGAACTGTGTAATACTCAATAACAGGCTTTCCTTTTATTACAAATTCAGCTAACGCACCCGTACCCAACGCACAGGCTTTTTCAAAAGTTTTTTTAGACTCTGTTCTAAATCTATTAAATTTTAGCGTTTTGTCGATGTAGCTTTGAGCGTTCTTATCATCAACTGTTATTTTGACCATTTCGTTAAATGTCAACCCAGCTCGATCTTCGCACATTTTTTTACCCATTCTCAATTGCTTTTTAGTCAAAGAAATTTTCTTTTTACCATTCCAGATGCTATATTTGTGAAAATCTCCTATGCCTTTATACCAAGATTGCCAAACGTCAGTCAAAAGAGAATGTTCTTTTATGTTGCAATTTCCATTAATTCCATAACCTAAATTATTCATATAGGTCCTGTTAATAAAATTGATAATGCTGTCATTTTTCATAGATTCAACCCTTTCTTTTATTTGCCGTAGTTAACCGACAACTCTATTTGTGACATAACGCTTTCGAACGAGTATTCAAAAGCATCAAGTGTATCAATATTGCTGGTGCCATCATCTAAACGTACATCAACCATTTTGGTGTTATCTTCCCAAACAGCACCGCTAAAAGCATCAATAGTAATATCGCAACAATCCAAAATATAAAACCGTCGTTTCCCGAACATCATGTTTTCAAACCTTATGCGCTCGTTAATTTCTCGTTTCATAGAATTGTTAACCTTTATTCCAAAGCCGTTTTTAATTAATGACGATTGCAAACCGTTTTTTAATACTTGTTCGGCGCTATCTGCCCAAACGCCCATTATTTGATACTGCGGGTAAAATGCACTTATTTGTTTAACGAACTTAATAAATTCTAAGTTTAGTTTATCAGGATCCATTTGTTCCGTTTTACGGTAATCTTTTAACGCGTAAATGCGCCTTAAATCACTAGATATAAACGTTGCGTTAAAAGCTTGCCCCGACTTGTTGCCACCAAAGTCAACGCCTATTTGAATAAACCCCTGTTCGCCTTCAGGTAATTTAGGTATTATAAACTCACTCTTTTTTCTTATAAAATGAGGATAACAAGAACCTTCAGCAGCAACCCATCGACCTAATATAAATCTATCAAAGTATACAGTTCCTTGATATTCAAGTTCTAAGGCTTTAATAAACTCAGCATCAAGATAAGTGTTGTCATAAATGGTAAATTGTCTCCATGCTAAATCAACACCCTTTTGTTCTGATTCTTCTTGCCACTTTTTAAGCCAATGATTAGGAGCATCAGGGTTACACGTCGCATCACAACATGCTTCCTTAGAATCAAGCCTTGATTGAAGCATCATAAAAACGTCTTTGTGGTGAGTTGTCAATTCGTCTAGGTATGCGTATATCAATCCGGCACCTTGTATCTTCGTAACAGCTCGCTTGTTATCAGCTCCAACAACGCGCATTTTACGACCAAATATATTGCAGTAGTTTATCCCGTCAGAGCCTTTCTTGACCTCGGAAACGTGTTCGTAACCAAATATACCGCGCATAGGTTCAAGAACGTTGTACGATAACGTAGAAAGCGTTTTTCCTATCATTATCATATTGCCTTCTGGCAACTCAGCAATGCGGTAAGGAACTTTAAAATAAGAACCGTGCGTCTTGCCTGATCTAGTGGCCCCATAATCAATATTCCAGCGGTGATGCCTGTCATTGATAGTTTCTATCTGCTTAGGTGTAAACATTACTTCACCGCCTTGTCAAGAGACTTAATAAGGCTTTCTAAAGCCGACTCTTGATTAACTTTATCGTTAGTTTTTGTTTTCTTTTCAAACTCAAACTTTTCTCGATCAAGCTTAATTTTTTCTTCATCATATCGATTAAATGGCTTATCCATCCACTTCTCTTTTTGTCGGTTCTTTAACCAAAACGCTTGCGCCCCAACGTTGGGAGGTGTATAAACTTCATCAATAGCTTCTATAATTACATCAACCATTATTAATCTACCCATCTTATCGTAAATAAGTTCGTCGTTTTTATCTTTTAGTGGTTGCCTTACCTTAAAAGCTTTTTTTAGTTGAGTTACATGACCTAAAGCGGTTTTATAAACAGCGTTTTCAACTTCTCGATCAGCTACCTCTTTTGTATTTTTTAAGACTTCCGAAAATTCCTCATATTCAAGTTTATATTTATTGAAAGATGAATAAGCTATTTTAAGGTTTATAGCAATTTGTTTTTCGCTAAGACCATCAAGGCACCATGCTTTAATGTCGTTAAATCTTGGTTTTACATGAGTTTCATATTTGTTTTTTCGACCTGATTTCTTTTTACTTTTAGCAATACATAACCACCACCTTTCTATTCAATTATAACACAAAAGAAAAACCACCTAAAGGCGGTTAATCTAGTGTTATTGTTCTTTTCTGCTAAACAAGTTCTTTAATCTTCCAAGTACCGACAAAGGCTTAAAATACTTGTCGTTCTTAGATGCTCCGTAAGCGCCAATGTAATTCATCCCAACATTTACTTTTCTGCTTGATCTTCTAACTTTTTTAGTTAGATGATTTCTGTTTTTCATTATTGTACACCCTTTCTAAATAACCATTCCTATTGCCTTAGCTACAGATTGTCTAAACTCACTAACATTAAACGCTTTTCTATCGTCGTCGTATCGATTTCGAGCCTTTAAGTCGCATTTTTTAAGTTCCTTTTCGTAAGCATCAAGAATCTTAAAGAAACCATCTGTGATTGTGGGCGCATTTACTTTGAATACACCCATATTGGTTCCTAATAGCCTTGGTGGATATTCTGCACACTCAAACTTAATGTCGCAGCTTCTAGAAAATCCAACTGCTTTAATTTGCAAACCTACTTCGTCAATTCTGAATACAAACGGTTTAATCGTCGTTAAATAATCTTTTACACCGCCCATCGCTAATCCTCCAGCACTAAACTTTTAACAAGCTCATTTAACTTAAATTCTAAAGCGTCAATCTGTTCCTGGTAAGTAGAATACTCAACCTTGTTTCTTAGTCCGTTAACAATACTTTCTAAATTAAGTATCTCAACCGTAAAATCGTTAATTACAACGTCGCTTTGCAATCCGTCAATAATATCCCAAGCGTTAGACAAACTGTTTTCTAAATCGTTATTTCGAGCTTCTAACTTCGTTGTTTCACCCTTTAACTTAACGACTTCTGACCGCAAACTAGAAATCATAGACAACAATTGCTGATCTGTTACTTGCCGTTCTTCTTTAACTTCGATAGTTTTTTCTTGTAAAACTGCTTCCGACGTTGGAATAGAAGCTAATATCCCAAACGTTAAAACGCTTGTAATAATACAAACGATGCCAATAATCAAATAATCATTTCTTTTCATAATTTTTCTCCTTTAAAATCGTATTTTTTGTATTACTATTTGTTACCAGTAAGTAGCAATTGTGCTTTAAACTGCGCGTATCTTGATTCTTCATAAACAATTTGTTCTCATCTACTCCACCACCTTTACAAATCTAAGCTTTTTAAGTTCGGCATCGTTGTTAAGACAACTAGGACTCCATCCTGTTTCTTTATTTAAAAACATAAGCGTGTTTGAAACTATTTTATACTTCTGACTGGTATAAACGCTAGTATACAAACACCCATTTTCCATTTCGTCAAACCCAACCTGAATGACTTCTTCACGTTCCCATACAAGTTCGCCACGATCGTAGACTTTCATGATGTCATAGTCGCTATTTTCTGTGCGGGTTAAGTCTTTTTTAAACCTTTTGATATGCATGCAACCAAAACCGTTAACAACAAAAATATAATCCCCAATAACAACTCTTTTTTTGTTCGATTCATCTTTTGGATTCCTATATTCAATCAGCATCCCATCTTTCAAATCAGCTTTAGTAAAGTCTTTGACTTCTTCGAGTTTGGAAATTTCAAATGCAATAATGCGTCCATCTTCAAATTTTACATCAGGTACATTAACATCATTATCAACAACAATACCAACTTTTCCTAAATACTTTCTTTGCCAAGGTTGGATTTCCTCATATTTAATAATTCTAACCTTCATACCCATTCTAGCTTCTTTCATTACTCTACCCCCTACATAAACATAATCAAAATCAAAACAATAAACAAAATACCGACAACTTCTTCTAACTTCTCGCTTTTGCTCTTTTCTTTCCACTTTTTCATTGTTTGTCTCCTTTCAAATTAAGTTGCAAACCTTCTCTTTTAAACCTTTGTTCTAATTCGTCAAGACTTTTGTTTTTCATATTATCGCCAATTTCGCGCTCTAACCATTTTAAATAACTCCATGTTTCGGGCATTTTAAAATAAATGTTCTTTAATTCTTTCAAGTTTTTGTTTCTACAACACTTACAACTAACTCGATCAAGAATTTCGTACAAACCACCCCAATCAAAACCCATGTCATAACAAAACTTTAACGCTTCTGACTCAACGATATTCCACTCGTTAAGAGGGTATCGTATTTCCCACTTCTTGTTATTGCCAATGGCTATCCTCTCGGGTTCATCGTGCGCTATTCCTTGGTATTCGATAATTTCGTTGTTGTATTTTTCTCTAATGTATTTAGAAAAAATATTTTTCTTATACTGAGTACCCCATCTACAAAGACCTCCACACCATCCGTAACCTTTAGAACCTTTGTTTTTTCCTTTCTTTTTTTCGTATTCTAGCATGTAATACTCAAAGTCGTGTTCAAATTTAAGTGTTGTAAATTTGATGTCGTGAAAATTAAGGATTGATTTAACACTTTCAATATGTTTGTACATTTGTGGAAACTCTGCTGTTGTGTCGATAAAAACCACTTCATCAACTTTCATGCCGTTGGCAAGCATCGTCAAAAGCATTGCTGTGCTGTCTTTTCCGCCACTAAAACTAACTATGTGATTCAATTACTTGTCTCCTTTCAAAAAATCATCAACGCCACACCCAAAGTATTCAGATAACTTAACCGCTGCTTTCATTGTTGGATGCGCTTTGCCATTAACCCACCAAGATACAATTACCTCGGTCATTCCTACGTCATTAGCAAGTTGCTTCTGAGTAATGTTCTTTTTCTTAATCTGTTTCCTAATGTTCTCAGGAAAATTCTTAACGCTTAATTTTTGCATTTACACACCTCTTTCTAATAAATTAATTAAATTTCACTTTAATTATAACGCTATTAATTGTTTAAGTCAACTATAATTCCCAAAATAAAAAAAGAGCGATCAACTCGCCCCTTTAAATCAATCCTTCTTCAAATCAAACTCGTTAACACAAACCGTATACCCTGCCTTAGTCATAACCCTAGCAAAATGAGGGTATAAAGCTATTACCTCGCCTTTGATGTACTCTGTTTTCTTGCATTTGTTCGCTACCTTAATTTCTACCTCTTGACCTATTTTCATATTTACACCTCTTAAAACATACTTAATTGCTCGCCGAATTTTATTTGACCTTCAATTTCACATTCGACACCTCTTGACTTCATGTAGCTACAAAACCCGCCATAACTTCCAAATATGTGATTAAACTTATACTCAGCTATTGGCGATGATGAACCGCCGTTTTTATCGCGCTGTATGTTAATGCCAACATAATAATCACCATCATTAAACTTCTCGGTGGTTACAGCAAACCTTCCTGGTTCTATCCAAACCTTTGGGTATTCGTGCTGGTTTTGATAACTAAAATATTCTCTTTTTTCTATATGAGATACAATAAACTCATAATCTGATTTAGTTAATATCGTCATCCCTCAAAACCTTCCACGTCAAATGCGTCCTCTTATCAACAACCACTATAGCCATAGCCATAGATCGATTAAACTTAATGTGCAAGTGACTGTTAATCTTGATGCGCTTCTTGACCCACTTATGCACCTTCATGCTTTGCTTGTGCAATGCATCTAGTGACACTTTACCGTCTACTTCGGTTGTTATTTTAGTCATTTTACACCTACCCTTCAAACTCAGGAAGATTGTCATAATCTTCTTTTTGCATTAGATACGTCTTAATCTTACAACCTTCTAACAGTTCATTAACATCCTGATACAAAACATCGTTTAAGCACTCTAATTCTAACAGTTCAAATTCTTTGTTGTTTTCTTTATCCCAATTAATTTCTGTTAATTCTTCAATTACACTTTCAACGGCGTTTGCGTTTGCATCGTAAACAGTTGTTTCAACATCAATTAAAAAATGATTAAAGTTATCGTAAGTTATATTTGAATAGTTATTATCAAACTCCCAAACCCTAATAACATCTTTTGTAGCTTCGTAAGTTTTCCAGAAATCATTGCAATTTTTCACGCAATAACTTCCGTCTGTGTCTTTAATGATAAAATCTCCAGTACTGATAGTTATTACAGTGTTTATAGTTTTTACATTCGGATAATTTAAAGAGTTATCAAAATTACCTTGTAAAAATTTTTCGCATTCCTTATAGTTTTTTCCGTAAAATTGTACCGCTTCAATAACCACTGGTCTTTTTTTAAAATATGCCATCACTCAACCTCCAAAATCTCAACAACAACCCTTGGATTGTCTTTATCAACATAAAACTTATCTTCAAAACCAACGACGTTTTTCCATCCATCATTGGGTATTACACCAGCTTTAACAAGTCCATCAAGAATAAACTTCTTGGCAAAAGCAACGTTGTCTAAATCGCGTTTTCGGTTCTTCTCGTACCATCTAAACGTCAACTGAACCTTGGTAAACTTTTGCTTTACCTGAGTAGCCAACCACTGTACGCGTTCGGTTTCATCTTGTTTCATTTTGTTACCAATATGCCTATTTCGGTTCATTGCAGCAATGTATTCGTTTAAGCTTGGGAATGTTCCTGGTATTTCTAAAACAACCATTGTTTGAGACTTCTCAAATCTTTTATATTCTTTTTCAGAAACGTACATATCTCCGCCTTCTTCAAGACATATATGACATGGACTCATGCAATAATCGATAGTGTAATCTTCTTTTTCAGCTAAGTAATGATTAAAAATACATGTTCGGCATCTACCCACACTATCCACAGTTTTATTCACAGGCTTTCACCTCGTTTCTTTCACAATGATTACATTCATATTCAGATACAGTTTCGCAAATGTGACATTTGTTATAAAGTCCACAATTTTTATTGCATTTTTTTTCGTTATATTCAGAATACAAATTGTAACACTTTTCCAAAACCCCAAAATAACATTTAAGCATCCCTACACCACCTTTTCAACCGAAACAACATCCATAGACTTAATATACTTATCACCAACAGAAATCCAATTAGCCGTTAAAATCAAGAAACCTTCAACAAACTGAACGCTTTCGCCTTGCTTATAGCCTATGCGTACCTTATCTCTGTTAATAAAATCTTCGCCGTTGTGTTCAAGCGTATATACTGCGTTAATAATTGCCATTAGATCACCTCACATAATTCAATCGGAACAAGTCTACTACCACCCATTCTAAAAAATACTTGGTAGCAATCGACGTAATCGCAACCGCTAACTCTTATATTTTCATAATCTTCATCTTCCCAATGTCTAGAACATAATTCGTAATATCTAGACTTATAAACAAATTTTTTAGCAACTACAATGCCTTCAAAATCACATTTTTCTACTTTTCTTACTTCTTGCGACATATCTTCTTCGATTCGTATTCCGCCCATAAATTTAAAATGTTCTGTCGGTTCTTCTCTGTAAGCTGATTCAACATGTTGTGTTTTTACCTTGTAAAGATACCCGCTACATTTAACTTTTGTTCCTAATTTCATCTACTCACCATACCTTCCCAAAATCTCAACCAACTTCTCGTTAGTGTTCTTAACCATATCAAGCAAAGGTTCAAGATGCTGGGTCCTAAGTTCCCAAATCTCAACAGACGTAAAATCGATTGTTTCCGTGTTTCTGTTTACGTCCCTAGTTAACTCTGTAAGCTCTTTTTGCTGATTGGTCACATAATTAGTCAAAGACTCAATGTTTTCCTGTTGTGCGTTAAATTTGAGCGTTAAATTAATATTCCATGCACCTAGTATGATTGTAAAAATCAATAACGCTGTCAAACCAGTAATTAATCGATCGTTTAAAATCTTAAAACATTTATCGTTCATTTTGCACCTCGATTTTATAAATTTCCATAGCTTGGCTAGTATTTACGCCTACAGTATCTAATCCTAAATGCATTTTCCAATTAAAATAATGGTTGCCTTTTACTCTGCAAATGATTTCGTCCCAAGACTTTTTATTTTCGTAAACATAATAATGCATTAATTTAGTGCATCCGCCTTGGTCTTGGTGATGCTTGACATAAAAATCAGTCCATTGAACTAATATTTGATCGTTCTTTTTCAATTCTAAAAATCGTTCGGGCGTTTCTAGTTTTGTAATTTTCATACTACACCTCTTTCTCTAAGCTTTCTAAGTAACGTTCGTATGCTTCTTCGCAAAATCTACCTTCGCACATTACAGGACTGCCTCCGTAGCAAGCTATTGGTGGACCTTCCCACGGACAAAACTCTTTTAAATCTTCGCATTCCATTTCTTCAAACTTTTTCATGTTACACCTCTCTCTACTCAATCATCTTCACATCAACACTAGAAATCAAAGTTTTCACAGACTCAGGTAATGCCTGCTGTTCCTTTTCTCTTACCAACTCAGTTTTATAACTTCTCATGAAGTTTGAAGCTACAACGGTTTCAATGCTTGATTTCTCACTTCGCGCCCATTCTCTTAGTTGCCCTGGGTCGTGGACTACGTTTTGAATAACCTTCGGCAACTTTTCAAACTCTTCCTTGGCATGGTAACTAGAGTTTGTAATAGCCTTGTTAACCAATGACCATGCTGCCTGTTCATTCAAAGGTTCTTGACCGCCGTTTAAAATATACTGACACTTCTCAATAACTTCAGCTATGCTTGGTGGCCATTTGCTATTTGAAATAATAATCTTGATCGATGAAGCAACAACGTCATATTCGTAGTCAGACAACATAAGGTTCCATGTTTCGACCATTTGTCTAAGTTCGTCGCTAGTAACCTTGTTCGCCCAATTCGGGTATGATGATTTGATCACTGACAAGATTTTGACCGTTTCTCTTTTATTCATATTCCTTCCTTTCTTCTTCTGCATAAATTTCTTGTAGAGTGTCCATAAAACCGTTAGATTGTTGAACCTTGTTACCGTCTTTTAGTTCAAATACACCTTGCCACCCATTCACTATTGACTGATCGAGTACAGCTATTTGATAATTAATATCCGCGCTAAGAGAATTTAACTTTTTCAATAATCTCGTTAAAGCAACTTTTGTTAAAGGCTTTTTGATATCCTTACGCATAATCGAAAAATCAATCATAGCTTTTTCTAAATCAGGAAGAAGATTAAGAGATTTAATATCCTCGGCAATCTTGGATTGCTTAGTTCTTTTCTCTACTTTCCCTTTACTTTCTTTTTCCTCTTCTTTACTTTGTGTACCAGTGTTAGCTTTTTTTGAATTAATGTCTACATTTACTTGATTAATGTTAACATTAACGCTAGATTTATACTTTTCGACTGGATCAATAAGTAAATATTCTTCAATAAATTCAACTTCTTTTCTTCGTTCGGTAGCTGAGCAATAGTTTTCTTGTATGCGTTTCGATGTCAATACATCATAACTTTCGTATGCGGTTTTATTAAACAATCCTTTGTTCAAACAATCGTTTAATATTTCATCAAATTGATTAATTTCTATATTGCAATCATCAGAAAACAATATCTTAAAATCTTCGTCAATTTCTAAAAAGTAACCGCGCTCTCGGTAAATTTCTTCAAGAAGTCTTAAATACACAGCATACCCAACAAGTCCATATTTAGCCTTGATTATTTTAAGTTTTATATCTTGCATCATGTCTACGTCATGACTAAAATAATCAATGCCAACCTTTGCTTGTCTTGCCACTATGTCACCTTCTCTGTCAATCCTAAAAACTCAACGACATCATCAGGATCGATTACCTGATATTCCTTTTTTCCAATAACTCTAACCTTCTCTGTTTTAAGACCTTTTCTAATCCATTCATACACCGCCGAACGAGTAACGTTAAATTTCTTCGCCGTTTCAATAACTGTCAATTTCATCGTTTCACCACCTTTCTACAACATTATACAATACATGATTGTACATTGCAATACATTTAATAAAATTAAATAAAAAAATCACCCCTTTCGAGGTGACAAAATGTTAGTGTGGTACATCCTTGTTACGTTGTTGTTACTAAATGTTTATGCTTACACCTGGGGATGCAGCAATCGTTTGCTTTCCTGTTGCTCTTACAACTTCATCAATCATGCTTTGTTCATGACTATTACCGTCAGATAAATGAAGAAGCATAATTTTTTTAGTGTTGGTAAGTTTGCAACTGTTTAAAAACTTAATAACGTTATTTAGTCCAAAATGGCTTTTTAACGTCCTTTTGTACCTCGAAGGGTCAATATTACCCTTGTCAATGTTTCTTTGCAACACATCATCATTATAGTTACACTCAACCATAATTAAATCAATGTCATTAAATACATACTTGCTATAATAACTATCAGTTATGAATAACACTTGTTTACCACTTGGCGTATGGTAAATCAAAAAGCCTAAAGGCTCTGATACATCGTGTTCTGTGTCAAATGCGTATACCTGAAACTCTGTTCCGACTTTAAAGGTATCATGCGATTTAACAATGTTTGCGTTGTCTAATTTAGAAATGCCATCAAGTGTACCTTGCGACATATACAAAGGTATTCCATACTGGTTCGATGCTTTTTCGGCGCAACGCTTATGATCGTTATGTTCATGGGAGACAAGACAACCGACGGCATTTAAACCGCCGATAGCCTTGATAAAGGTGTCAATTTTAACACCACACTCAATAATTAAACTCTCATTGTCACCAGTAACCACGTACATATTACCTTTGGATCCCGAAGCGATTACCTTGACTTCCATTTACTTAAATACATCGGGCATATCTTCGGCATCTTCCAAAGGTATATCCATAGTAGCCTGCACTGGTTCTGTTACAACTTCGGCTTCCACAACATCGGCTTGTCTGCTAAAGTTTGGTTGAGCTTGCTGCTGGTTGGCGTTGGTTTCGACTTCTTTTTTTACTTCAGAAACAGCATCGTCAACAACTTCTAAGTTTTCATCAGTGTCAATTTCTTCAGAAGTATACATGCCGTTTAAGTCAGACGGAAAAGCTTCGCGCATAGCCTGAACAATCGCTACTTTTCTAATCATTGTCGTTGGTTTCTGCAACCATGTGCTTTTACCAGTTGTATATTCATCAAACGGAACTTGTGATATTGTTGGGTACTTTCTATCAGATCGATAAACCTTGGCCCATGCACCTAATAACACATCATCTTTTAACTTAAAATTGCCTTCGGTATGAATAACTTCGTTATTTCTTAAAACAATTAAACCAGCTTCAAAGCCTTCGTAACACTTGTTTGTTTCGGCACGTCTCATAAACGCGCCTTTTCCAACAATAATGTTTGCATCTTGACCAAACTTAACAACATAAGCTTCGTTTAAAAACGGATTCAAACGCTGAGTTTTGCAAAGCATCATAAACATTGTGATTTCTTGATCCGTTAAATCCTTGTTACCTCTCTTCAAATACTTTGTGACAATAGCAGGGCTTAACTTAATTTCTTCGCCGTTAACCGAGTACGTCATACTTCTTTTTTCTTGCTCCATTACCTGATTACTCATTCTTATACCTCTTTCTCTGCACCTAACTTAGCACCCTCAACCATCTTTAACCTAATGGTTTGAAGTTCATTATCCTTTAACAACATACCAGTTTCCACAGACTCAGCGAAGTCCATAAATACAGGAAGTTGTAACTGGTTATACTTACTTAACACGTTTAATACCTCTAATTGAGCGTTAACCTTCGATTCGTGGTTAATAGAGTTAAACTCAACACCATCAACAGTAATTACACAACACGGCTCTGTTCCACCGTTAATTAACTCGTTGATTAACTTAAAGTTACAGAATTTAAAATATTTAGATTGCTTGTTGTCAACGTAGTTCATTTTGTACTTAACAAACTCGTCACAACGGAATAACACGTTTTTAATCTCAGCAAGTTTCTTGCCTTTTTCTTCGTGTTCTTCTTTGAAATCATCGATTGTTTTCTGAACTTCGGTATAATGATGAAGTTCTTTAACAAGATCCTCAATTTCTTTAGAAACTTCGCCCAACTTAACTTTAAGATCGCTTAACTGCTGCTTTGAAACCTCAAATTTATCTTCGGTATCTTTTGATAGTTCTTTAGTTAACTTAGTGCGAAGGTCCAATAACTCAGCGTTCTTGCTTTTCCACTCCGCATTGTCGCTGTACACTGGTTGAGGTGGTTCGCCTGGCGTTGTAGAAGATATCAATTCTTGCAACTTTTCTTTTTCAATTGATAACGATGATCTGTGCTCTAATACAAGATTCTGAAGCTTTTTAATTTCATTATTGTTAGCTTCAATAACTTTTTCTAACTCAGAAACTTCTTTTTTGATGTCGGCGCCTTGATTTTCAAATCTTTTTAACTTTTCAACTTTGCAAGAATTGAAATCATTAGCTAACTTATCAACTTGATCCGCTGGTAAACCTTGGCCACAAGTCGGACAAGTTGCAGCATGTCGGTCAAATTCTGATTTATTAGCTTCCTTCCATCTATTAGCTAATTCGTCTCTTTCTACGCTGCAAGTGTTAATTCTATTTTGGTTGAACTTAATAGAATTTTCAAAGCTACGAATAGACTCTTCGTTAACGTTAACGTCGCTTTGTAAACCTCTAATAACTCGCTCCTGGTCATTAATCTTAGATACATGAGAAGATGCAAGATCCTTAATGCGCTGACATTCGCTTCGGTAGTCTGCGTTAATTTGCGACTCGTAAGCCGACATTTCACTTTCAACATTGCGAATGTTTCTCTTGATGTTGTCAACTGCTTCGTTAACGTCACCTTTTGCAATTTGCTTAGTAAGTTCTGTAATCTCAGTTTCGATTGTTGATTTCGATGCTCTTAACTTGTCGATGTCCGCTTGTGTTGCTGGTGTTTCGCTCAATGATTCTTTAGCAGCTGTAATCTTCAAAGGAATGTCTTTAACTGCTTTTGATAGGTTGGTAAATTCTTGTTGTTTAACCTTGCGGAAATTGTCAAAACCCTTTTCGCTAAACGCTTCTAGCAAATCGTCAAAACCACCACTTACAGCCATATCAGCATCACTAGGAATACCAATAACACCAGCAATAATACTATATTGTTCATCCCATTTGAGGTTAGTAAAAGCGCCTGTACTTGAAAGAAGCTTCATAGTGTCGTTGTCAACCTCGAATAA